TTTTATAAGTTTTTTGTTTGCTTTTTTTTCTTCTTTAAATTCTTTACTATTAAAATAATCTTCTTGAGCTTTTTGAGCTGTTTTTAAATTTTCTTTTTGTTTCTCTTTTCTATCTTCAAATTCTTTATTTGATTCGTTTGGTCCTTTACCAGAAAATCCTCCACCACCTGATCCTGTATCATATCCACCACCAGCATCTGTATCTGCACCACCTGCTCCAGCTCCACCTATGTCACCAAAACTATCTAATGACATAATACCTGCAGGGCCTTCGTTAGGTCCTTCTTTTAATGATCCATGTATGTCTTCTTTTAAAAGTAACTTTTTCTCTGCTTCTGTAATGTATGCTAATTCTGTTGGTGGTTTATCAGGACCTGATTGCCAGTTTCTAGGTACAACAACTTGTGGTTGTTTACCAAGATAGTTATCAACACCTCCCTGTACAACAGGATCTTTGCTACCTTCTTTTAACATCTGTCTTGCTTGTTGTGCTCTAGTTATTGCCATCGTACCATTCTATTTTGTTTCTCCGAATAAATCAAGACTCGGCATTATCACTCTTACATCTTTTCTTATCTCGGATTCGGGTATGCCTTTAGTTTTCCATTCTTCATCGTTCTTATATTTTTCACCTGTTCTAAGGTTATAAATCTCTTCTATTATCTCTTTTGGTTCTATTACCTTCATTATGTTGTTACCTCTCTTGGTTGTATTTCTAATATAGAAGCTATGACGTGCAGCTCGTTTGCGTCAGCAGCCTGTACTTTAAGTATCTCACTTTCCTCCATAACAAGAGGTTGAGTTAAAAGTTCTGTTGTAGCTTTAGATGCTATGGCTTTATCTTTAAATAAATTAAAAATAGTACCACTAGCATTTACTAATGTTATTGTTATCGTGGTTCCTGATCCAGCGTCCTCGGACACTAATAATGATTTAACAACTGCTGACTTAAAACTAGGCACTGTATACAGTGTAGTTAAATCTGCTGTAGTCAAATCTACTTTTTTATTTATAAAACTATTAG